CAGCGAGGGTTGCTGTAGCCAAAGCTGTAACGAGCTCGGGCCTTATAGCGAACATTGCCGGTATCGAAATCGCCTTCCATAGAAGTAGAAATCGGGCTTCTTTCAAAGTGCTTAAACCCATCTGGGCAGTCACTCAGCAAGAACCATGCATCAGTGTCTGACAAGAAATGGTTGATTGCATAACCTTGCGGAAGCATACCCATATTCTTAACAGCATTGATGTCATTGTCTGCTGTGCCTACTCGTCCAGGAGTCTCGAGCAAACGATCAACTACGAACTGAAGCTGAGGCGGAACAATCAGCTTGGTTCCCTGAAGGGCCAAGATCATGTTTCGATCATCAACAAAAGTTGACATAGTGATCAGTGCGTTTTCAAGCGAAGTCTCGTTTAAATCGGACATAGTAGCTGCCCGATTCGCAAGAGTACCGCCATAAGCAAGCGGGTGTGCTGTGCTGACCAAAGGTTGGCCGTCACCACCAGCAAAGTTAGCATTAAACGCATTGTTTAAAACATTAGCAGCTTTAACCTGCTTGGTGTGCGCCATACTACGGGCCAAAGCCTTTGTATAACGTGCGCCGAGTCGGTCATAGAGATTGTCTTCGACAGCTTCTTCTGTCAAAGCAAATGCCAATGCCACGGTTTCGTGGGTGTAACGAGCAGTAAAGCCTTCAGAAGCGTTATCAAAAGATACGCCTTGACCTTCAGTCTTAACTTTTGCGTCACCAAAACCTACGATCAAAACTTCTTCTTCGAATGCACGATCAGAAGATTCTGTTTCATAGATTTCATCATGCTCGTTATCATAACGAGCGTATTCCATACCAAATAAAGCATTGAGGCCAGGCTCTAGCTCTTTGGCTAATTGGGCTCTTGAAATAGCCATATATTAACTCCTTAAGCTAAACCAACTTGCTTTTGGCCAAACAGATGATTCTGAATGGTGACAAGCACGTTAGTATTGGCTGAACCTACATCTGAATTGTCTGGGTCACCAGAAATATCCAGGGCTTTGAACGGTAATGTCGCTGTTGTAGCGCCGGTAGAAACATCAAGCTCTACATAAGAGAGTCCTGAAGCTGTGCTACCAGTATCAGTGTTATCAACAAGGTCGAAATTACCCCACAGATCTGCAATCGGGAATGCTGCGTCTGCTTGAATTTCAAAAACATCCATAGGATGATCGAAAATAAAAGCAATTGCATCAGTCGCTGCATTTCCAGGCCAATAGTTACTCCAAGTAGGAGTGCTGGTCGTAGGATCTGTGTAGAAACAACCGTTAAATACACCGACAATAATGTCGGAAGTTGCTGAACCGCCGTCTGCACGCGCAATTCGAGTAACAATACCAGATGTAGTTTGAGTAACAATGTCACCCGCGTAGATCTTAGTAGTGTTAGTCGCATCAGCAGTCGTTATTCTATAACGAGACTGACCAGAAGAATTGTAATTCCCCTGAATATTGCGAACATACCGGAGGCCAAAGGGGGCGTCTTTATTCGCCATTTTAGTTCTCCTTAAACACAATCAAAAATGGTTCTATTTCCTAGAACCGCCAAAGGTTACCTTACTCTTCCTTTCATTAGAAAAAGGCATTGAGGGATGTTCGTCTTTCATCAAATTATTGTCAACCGCGCTCATTTGGTTTTCAGTTTTATTTTGAAAGTAAGCATTCCGCTCATTTGCTGTTTCTTCTGGGATTTTTGCAAGCATCAAACCACCAACGCCAACACTTCCTGCTTGAGATCCGCTTTCATTCATAGGCAAATCATAGCCTGCAACTTCAGCCGGACTGACTACTTCGTAGCCTTCTCGCAATCGCATGTGAACATTAGTCTTATCATCCTCGCCTCGAATGTGCGTTCTCAGCCATCGATACTTCATCCCTGGAGGAGGTTCGGGTGTTTCTAAGATTTGAGGTGGCGTCCATGGCCTCCGAGCTTTTAAAGCATCCCTAGTATCAGAACTCCTTGGAGTCCTTTTCATTCCAGATCCGACTTTTTCTTTTATGTCTTCGCTCATGATCTTTCCAACCTCATTTTTTGTTTAGCATATTCTTTGAATGGAACACCTAGTTTTTTGGCAAGCTGTTGCTCGCTAGGTGACAACTCAATCCTACGGTCATTTTGATTGCGTCCACTTCCTTTTATGCGCGTACCGGAAACAACGGTTTGGACGGGTTTATTAGTGTTTCCTGCGGGTCGTTCATTCTGAAACTTGTGAGGTAGTTCCTGTCGAATTCTGCGATTAATTTCAGAATAGTACTCTTGTGACTCCAAGTCAATTCCTGATCGGACAAGCTCATCATGCACAGCAAAGGCTACATTAGTCATAACCCTATCAGTTCCAAACCACTCATTCTTAGCAGCCCACTCCTGTGCTCTCTCTGAAGGCTCAAGATATTGAGGCTCTTCTTGCACATAGTTATCTGGAATTTGATATTCAGGTTCAAATTCCTGCTGCCTAGAAGCCCATTGCTGATATTCTTCTTTATACTTTGCAAGCTCTCGCTTGTATTGAGCTAAAGAACTTCTGTCAGCTTCGGTTCTGGCAATAAGCTGTTGAGCTTCTGCCATAGCTTCGGGATCTCCAGATTCGTAAGCTTTCTGAAGGTTTTTTTTAGCAGAATCAGCTTGCGCCTCAATCCGGCCTTGAAACTCTTTAGAATAACTTTCTTGTATCTGTAGATTTTGGGCCGCTGAATAAACGCTGGTTTGTTTATACTTGTTTGAAAGCTCTCTGTTCTGATCCTGCAATTGCTTTGCGTATTGAATCGCTTGCAGTTCTCGACGTTGAAACTCTTTCGCCTGTTTAACAGCCTTGTTAATTCGGTCCTGAGCACTTCTTACCTTTCGGTCAGCTTCAGATTCTGCGCCATCTTCCTCATAATCGAAATCTTCTTCTACTACATCTTCTGTAGCAGGAGATATTTCGGCAAGTTCTTCATCAGAAAGCTCTACATAAGTAGACTTTTCTTGAACTTCATCGTTAGATTTTCTTGCATACTCTGGTACTGCTGCGCTTTCTATATCTTTATCGCTAATATTTAAATCAACGTCGATATCAGATAAAGCTTCGCTTAACGTTTGTTCTGACATGTTTCACCTCAAGTTGCGGACTTGATGTCATCGGGATCCATAATGGTCCCAATCACTTCATCATCATTAATAATTCGAACTTCAGAATCATCCTCTAAAGAGAATCTAGCTCCTGAGTATCGACCTATTAACACCCATTGACCTTCCTCACACCAAGGCATGCCATTAAACTTATCAGCATCTTGGTAGGCTAGTGGGCCTACTTTTAAGACATAGGCAACAACAGTCGCCAGACCTTCCTTATCCATGGTTTTTTTGGTTAAAACAATACCACCGTCAGTTACGCCTTTGCCTTTATAAGGTAAAACAAGAAGTCGCCAACCTGTGGGGTTGGGCATTCTTTCCAGTAGTGTTTTATCCAGAAGTTCTGGATTTAGAACACGCTCTTGACTACTCACATATGCGTCAGTTAATGACGATTTAGCGAGAGTATCTGCTGACAGATTACTCATCGGGGTCTCCTTCAAATTGCAACGCTTCTTTTAGTTCAGCGCGAAGGGTGCGAAGCATCGATAATTCACCCATCACGAATTTGTAGTCCTCCATTGTCTTTATGTTGCCACCGGTCAAGAACTCCACATGACCTTCTTCAAGCTTTTTAAGCTTACTAAATATGTATGATGCTAATGCGACTGCGTCCATTAAATTACACCGCCCCCATCACGCGGACCTGATGGACCGCCTGGAAGCGCGTCTTCATCGTATGGCTCATCGTAGTCAGTCGGTCGAAACGGTGCGGCGCCAAGTCCTGCATAAGGTGCAAGCGCAGACATTGGCATAGGCTGTCCATACCCACCAAACTGAGTTTGCGGTATTGGCGATGTCGGCATTTGATAGCTTGGCGTGCTTGTTATGTTTGCGCCAGACTGCATCTTCTTAATAAAGTCTTCTCGAACCTGCGGATCATAAGATTGGCCAAGAATGTTTCTTGGAACAAACTGATCTCGCATGCCCTTAAGCGGATCCATGTCAATAAAGGTAGGAGGCTTAGGAGCCGGTGATTCGGGTAATGGATCTGGCCCAGGCTGCACTGGCATATCTGGCATTGTAGGCGCGGGGTCTGCACTTGTTGGCGGTTTCCAATCTGCGGGTTTTCTTCCTTGAACCCAACCCGGTGCAGGAATCCACCCTCCGTTTGTCGCCGTCCATTCTTCACCCGTTGTAGGGTTGTAGAAAGGGACCATGGCAAACGTTGACGGTTGATTAGAATGCGTAAAGCCCGGAGGCGGAATAGGCCCTTGATCTGTTCTTTGTACATCGTCTGAATAATCTATAAACGGAGAACTAGGCGTATTAGGAGGCGTGGGCGCAGGTCCTGGATCTGGAGATGGTGCGGGTGTAGATGTAAGCCAAGAGCTTTCAAAACTAGGATCCAATGCTTTAATTTGATTAGCTAACGCTTTAAGTTCTTGCCAATGTTCTGGGCCAGGGTCAACAATAAATCGTTGAGACTCCATCATTCGATATTGTTCTTTTAAGCGATCAACCTCGCTCATGTTTGGATCAACATCAAAAAAGTCTTTAACTATAGGTGGCGTGGGCTCTGGGTCTGTAGGTGCTTCTTGTGGCTGTTGATAGTCTTGAATCTTGCCAACGTCTCCTATTGCGCTTAATAAACTTCTACCGTCTTTTCTGGCAAAAGTTTGATTCATATCGTTTGAATCTAACGTCTTGCCATCT